CAGGTAGTTGATCATTTATATCATACTTTACGTTATGGTAACATAGTTTCTTTTGAAGCAGGCCAAGGAAAAGCTAAAAATAACAGGTTAGGTGTTATTTCTCACACAAATACCAAGTATAGATGTGTGATGAACATGAGATATTTTGTAAATGAACTACAAGCAGTTAATATTCGTGAGTTAGAAACATTAGTAGAGATTAAAAACTTCATAAAATACCCTAATGGTAAGTGGGCTGCTAAGCCTGGTATAGATATGATGGATGACCGTGTTATGTCCCTTGGTTGGGCTCTATTAATATTAGATAATGATCTAATTAGACGATATTTTGATGTGTTGCGTTTTGATACTAACGGTAGACCAGCTGAAATAAGACGTTATGACTATGATTATGGTACAAATCTTAACAAAAAGTTGTTTAGCTGGGGTGAAGAAGATGAAACCGACCAGGTTGATACCATAGTCTTTACTGAAAAGACTGGTTCGGATGATAATTCTGAGTTAGATTGGATGAAACAGAATGGTTGGACACCGGTAGGTGACTTTCAAACACATAGATCGTTTACTCCCGCTGCTAACTCATGGTTAGTTTAAATATATTCAATGACTACATACTCACAATCACCGTTTAACAAGGAAAGAAAGGATAAATTCGTCCTTGTTATACCTACTCCAAAGGTATTACGGGATGATATATCAAAAACGGTGAGAGATAACAAGTTTGTTAACCCAGACTCGGTGCAATTTTCAATTTACGGTAGTGTTATACCAGAAGTTAGTGTACCAGAAATAGAAACACGCTATAGTGGTCAGAATTTACATATTACAAGTCATAATCGTCCAACTTACCCACCAATTGACATAAATTTTACAATTGATAACAGATTTAACAACTATTGGTTCATTTATTCGTGGTTAAATAAATTGCAAAATGATTATACCGGTTATTTTGATGCAAGTAAAGATTATAAACCAGGAATGGTTGTAGAAGATTTGTATATGGCTAATTTTACCATTTACGGTTTAGATGAATACAACAAAAAAGTAGTGCAGTTTGACTTTTCAAAAGGATTCCCTACCAGGATTGGTGGTATTAGTTATTCTTACAGAGACCCTGACGAAATCGAGTCGTCATTTACCCTAGCTTACAGTCAGTTTACTGTTAAGCTTCTTCAAGTTTGACATATTTATTAAAAAGAAGCATTTTAGACTTTTATATCTAAAAATGCATAAATATCGATATGGCACAAAGAACTATACAAAGTCCTGGTGTTGAAATCAATGAGATTGATTTGTCCTTACGTCCTTCTGACAAAATAGGTACAAATATATTTATTACTGGTTTCGCACCGGAAGGACCAAATGATGAAATTGTACAGGTATCCAGTTTATCAGAATTCACTCAGATTTATGGGGCCCCAACTAATCCAGCAGAAAGATATTTCTACCATACAGTGGCAGAATCTTTTAAAAGCAGAGCTAATATTTTAGTTAATAGATTACCTTATGGTGAAAATTTAGGTGAAGGTTTTTCTAACAATTATTATGCTACTGTATACCCAGTTATACCAATTAACAAAACTGCTTATGATGGGGTAGCTGCAGGAGAAAGTGCTTATACAAGTTATCAAACTCTTACTGCCAATATTGATGAACCTAATGGTAAAACCACAGCTCAGTTTTCGCCTTTATCGACCGTTAATGGAGGTACAGGTGACGATACAATATATTTTGTTGGTAAACCTACTTTTGTTTCATTAACCCAGTCTCAATATACTGCCATTATAGACGATTCTGCATTTGTTTGGAGTGATACCCCAGGTAAAGCTGATAGTTTTGAAGTATTAGCTGGAGGTACTTCGTCTTCAACTAATCAATTATCAAGTTTAGCAGGAGCTGGTATTATTATACTTAATACAGCTAAAACTACAGTAAATCAAAAGTTTGAAGGTTATTATTTAGGTTTAGCTGATAATACCAATTTATATGCATCTACTAATTATGATGATTTAGTAAAAGTTAAAGTTTCGACAAACGAAACCGATATCACTCAAAAATATTCTAATTTACAAACGGTACCGTCATCAAGATTAAACTTTTTATTATCTGCTGATTATAATACAGATGCAGTACCTTCTACACTTTCATTAACCCAAGAAAGTATAGCAACTTTTAGAATTAATACGACAGAGTTTGATGATACTTTTATTATTGGTTTATATAAATTACGTCAATCTCAAAATTCACCAAATGTAACTAAACTTGATTATATTTTAGAAGAAGGTTATTTTGGAAGTATTGATTACTTTAGACAAATTAATAACCCTAACGGTGGTCAACCAATGAGTTTTTATTTGCCACAAATTACTACTAATAGTAGTGTTAATATGGCATTAAAAATTAACCCTTATATTTCAGGTGTTCGTTCTGATGCACATCTTAATAGTGATGGTACACCGAAAAGAAAAATACGTATAGTAACAGATCAGTTAATTAATAACTACTATGAAAGCGATGAACCAAGCGTTACATATGCTCAAATAGTTGGTTTATCAGCCAATGATGTACAAGAGCTTGCATTAGGTCATAGTTTATACGACACTAGTGGTGGTACTTATACAGATGAATTTTCGTTATCAGGTTCACCTTTAGTACCCGCAGGTAAATATAGTTCAGCCATACCTTCTAATAATAATATCGGTAACTTACCAGGTAAAATTGATAGGGTATTCGATAGGTTAGCTAACGTAGATTTATTTGACGTAGATATAATGGTCGATGGTGGTTTAAGTACTATTTGGACAACAGTTAATAATTCAACAAATAGTGAAAATCAATTATCTGCAGGGAACGCTTATTTTGATGATAGAGATTCATTAAGAGGTTTAGCAGGACTTGGCACTACAAGTACTAACTTACCTACAGCTGCAGCTAACATAAGATCTGATTGGGCAACTATTACTAATAAGTATATTAATTTTGCAGAAAATGTAAGAAAAGATTTTATCTTTATTTCAGATCCTATTCGTCAAATTTTGATAGCTGGGGATAATACAAAAGGTATTAATATACCCGGTCAGACATTCCCATTAAACATTTTAACACCATTAAAACAACTATACGGTATAATTAATTCTAATTATGCTGCAGCATATGCATCATATGCTCAGACGTATGATAATGGTGTTGGAGGTCAGGTTTGGATTCCATTCTCTGGTATAGCAGCTGCGAATTACGCTCGCACCGATGCAAGTTTTGCACCATGGTATGCACCAGCTGGTTTCACTAGAGGTACAATAGTAGCAAGTGACATTGCTTTATATCCAAATCAGAAACAAAGAGATCAGTTATATGATCAAGTTAATATAAACCCTGTTGCGTTCTTTCCGAGCGAAGGGTTTGTAATATTTGGTCAGAAGACACTTCAAAGTCAACCAAGTGCATTTGACAGAGTAAATGTTCGTCGTTTGTTCCTTTACTTAGAAAAACGTACAAGGGAAACAGTGAAGTATTTCGTCTTCGAGCCAAACACCCTGTTTACTAGAACACAAGTCTTAAATGTTCTAACCCCAATCTTCGAAGATGCAAAGAACAATGAAGGCCTTTATGATTATCTCATTGTTTGCGACGAACGTAATAATACGCCAGACGTCATCGATGCGAACGAATTGGTAGTAGATATATACTTGAAACCAGTTAGATCTGCAGAGTTTATTCTAGTAAACTTCTATGCTACGCGCACCGATACTAGTTTTAATGAAATTGTAGGTTAACCATTCTTAAAACTAGTTACTTCTTAAGCCAGGTCGAAAGGCCTGGCTTTTTTTTATCAAAAGATAACAAGTAAGCATAAATAATGATATGCCAGACGTACGTCAAACAATATCTGATTTTTACAGAGTAGCAGTAGAACGTGACTTCGCAAGAGATTTTCAATTTAGAGTCTTGAGCATTGACTCAGGCGGTGCCAGTTCCGTCACATTTGATGAAGATGACCTTGTGTATTGCACAGCTGCTAATTTACCAGCAAGAGCAATTACTAATGTAGCGGTACCATACATGGGATTAAATTTTAATTTACCGGGTAATGCTACCTATCCTGGAAGTGATGGTTATACCCTTAACTTTTACAGTGATCAAAACTCAGTACTTAGACAAAAATTTGAAGACATGTCTAGAGATATTTTTGATGACGCTACTAGTACTGGTAATTATTTTGCACCAAGACAATCTGCTGTTATCGACTTAGTTCAGTTAGATACCCAGTTAGATGCAGTTGCACAATATCAGTTAGTTGGCGCATCAGTTAGAAATGTTGGTGAATTAACGTACAACATTTCTGGCGGCAGTGGTACTATAGTTAACTTTACAGCTACTATGGCATACCACTACTTTAGACGTCGTTAATACTTTATGGTAGAAGTTTTATTTGAGGTTGACGAGGGGCCAGCCTTTACAGAGTATGTAATGTACATAAAAAAGAACGTTAAACGTTCTAGAGCTGGTTGTATATCAGTTTATACCGACAAAAAGCAAGATGATTACCTTTTTGTCGGTTCTTCTTTTGTTGAACAACGATTTAGAGGCAAGGGGTACGGTAAATGTATGTACGAGTATGTTATTAACGACAAAGGGACATTAAAAACCAATTACCATCAAGCTTCTGATCAAGCACAAAATGTCTGGAGGTCATTAATTAAAAAATGCAAGTATAGAAAAGATTTTTTTAGTGGTACATTGACCTTATATAGTAAACCTAAATAATAATAGTGAATAACCCCTTTACAAGTGTAATTAGAGGTTTGGGTAAAAACGTAAGTGGTTTACTTTCAGGCGAAAACCCATTATCTCAACCACAAGTTACATCTATTTTCGGTTTTACTGTGCCGGGTACCCCGTTAATAAGTACTAGAGATTTCTTTTTAACACAAATGGAGTCTTGGTTTTCTGCTATACCTTTACGTACTCAATGGATGTTATTAATACAAGGTTACCCTGCTTTATTACAAACTCAAGTATTGCATTCATTAGAGAGATATGAAGGTAATTACAATAATTTTGATATAAGCCAAGCGGTAAATATATTAAAATCATATCCTTATAATAAAGTTATAGGGTGTGTATTTGCCCAAGGTATAAATATACCATCAGGGCAAACTTTAGACACTCAAAGAGATAAAATCTTTGGAGATAAACAAAGAGGGTTTTTGCCAGGTCAAATTAGTACAGGTAAAAATACTTTTGATAATCTTACTATACAATTTAGAGAAACAAATACGTCTTTTGTTGATTTCGTTGTACGTCCATGGTCAATGATGTCGAGTCATTTTGGTTTTGTAGCAAGAGAATCTGGAGACTTGAGAGATATGAAAACTAATATTACAGTATTACAATTTACTAGATCATATCAAAAATTATCCCAAATACCTCGTAAGATTTGGACCTTTTATAATTGTTACCCGATATCGGTAGATAATAAAAATCTAACCTATGATGCCGAAGCAATGGATATACATTCTACTCAGTGGTCTTTTAGTAACTATGCAATTCAAGATAACTTATATTTACCGTTACCTGATATAATTAATAAAATATCATCTTTAAACTTCAACCGCTTATCACCTTTTCAACGTGGAGGATTTAATTAATTAGATAAGTTATTAAGTGAGTTTAGACTTTTTGTATCCCGTATCTATTACAAGAGATAGAAAAGTTCTATGTAGAGAAATAACCAATCAACATCTAATTACAATACAAAAGTATATTGAAACAGATGATAATGAACTTCTTAGTAATCATTTCGAAAATTTAATTCATAATGTTACTGTTAAATATGAAAATTTAAATTTATTAGATAAATTTCTCATATTAATTAATATAAGAAAAAATTGTTTAGGTAATACTATTGACGTATTATCAAGTGATGGCACAAAAAACTCAATTGGTTTAACTTATGTTACAGAAAATATATTAAACAATTATAAACATAAAAAGATAGTTGAAACTTATAACGATGTAAAGATAGTTTGTACCTTTCCCGTAAAAATATCTCATTTTGATAATTTTTATGATAATATTAGCATGATAGAAATTGAAGGTAATAAAATTTACTTAGGAGATTTATCAATTACCGAATCTGAAGAAATATTAGAAAATATACCCTTTCAACTACTAAAAAAAGTAAAAGAACAATCTCATCAGTTAAGGCAAAAAACAATTAATCTGTTTGAAATTATAAATGATAAGAAACCTGTTAGTTACCCGTTTAATTTTAAATCATCTGAAATATTTGAAATGTTAAAATTAAGCTTTACTAACAATCTGAAAAACTTATATTATAATCAGTATATAATGAGTAGTAAGCTTAATGTACCACCCTCTGATTATAATAGGATGACTCCAGGCGAATCAAAGATAATGATTAAACATTTAGTAGATGAGTTAGAAAA